CATTGTGAGTATTTTCTACAACATCTTTAGGTTTGCCAAATACATGCTCAGCAATAAACATTTTACCACGTTCAAATTCTAGCAAATCTTTTGCGAATGCTATCTTTGTTTTGTCGTCGCTCGATGTCTTATGTAGTTCTGACAACGCAGTTAACATTATTGCATTGGCTTTCTTCTCATCTACCTTGCTAGGTCTACCAGCACCCTCACGTTTACCTCCTCTAGTTTCTTTCATTCTTTGAATTTAGTATTGTTTATTCAAATTATTTATTTAGCTTTTATCGTGTTACTCACACGTTATAGTAAAGTAACCCCCTACCGTCTCAGTATAACTATAAGCCTCATCTTGACACTCTACACTTGTTTCTGAAAGCTTTTCACTATTAATTAAATCTAACCCCTCAGGGCTTACGGATTCCCAAGACCTAAACACCTCCTTAAGACATCCGCATTCGTCTTCGATTAATTCTGTTTCACTACAAGAAATCATTGATAACCCTATTCCTAATATTAATATAAATTTTTTCATCTTATTTCGTTTTAAATATTACCTCTATAGCCTTTAAAGTTCTTGTAACACTTTCAGCATAATTATACATCTCCATCTCTACAAACTCATCCTTAAGAGCACTTAACTCATCTAAAGAGAGTAACTCATTTTCATAGTTTAATATAAAATCAATAGCATGTTTTACTATTTCATCACTTTTTAAGTCTTCTGTAATATCTTCAATGCCTTCAATGTTTCCGAAATCTTCCATTATCTTTTTTGTTTGCTACCTAAAATTCTTATTTTGATCCAATCTAAATCTCTACTTACTTTAACATAATTAATACCAGTTATCTTTTCAATATCTCGTAAAGAGTGGGCGTAACTTAATTCTAAGAGGTTCTTGTCTTTGTAAGGTAAATTATCAATTCTTTTCATTATAGTTAACTCCCTATCACTATAACCGCTTTTCGGCTGTTCTGTTACTAATTTAGCATACCTTCCGATCTGCTCAAAGTCTTCGCAATGTTCTTTTTTATAGTTTGGTTGCTTCTTTGAGTCGATAAACATGTTAACTAAAACCACCTTTATAAATCCAGTAGTTATATCTTCGATGTGCTTCTTATACTTTGGGATTCTCATATACATCTCTTGCACCAACTCATCAGCATCATCATGATTATTTGTGATCATGAAAGCAATTTCACGCCAAAGTTTATCTTTTTTAGCTAGTTCTTCTAACATGTTTACGTTTTAACGTTTGTCAAATGTACACTTAATTATTTAATAAACCTATATTTTTTATAAACAATTAAAAAAGAACCTCGTTATCATCATTAGAAAAAGCATCGTCCAAAGACATCATAGGTAACGGCTTTTTTTCTTCCTCGAAATTATCCGTATTGGATTGAAAAATATTATCTGTTAGTTCTGTATGCGTAAACGGTAAACCCTCATCATTTACAGTTAAATAAAAGTCATCAAAAGGTATTCCCCTACTATGTGAGTGGCTTATTTTTACGGTGTTTTTCTCCAAAACGTTTCCATTATCATCTGTAATCAAATCAATAGATATTAAAGATTCTGCTTTAATTGTGGAGACTGTACCAAGATGACCTCTAGCTTTCTGTGATCCTGTATTCTTATGTAGAATAAAACACACATGTAAACCCTCAGCAGTCCATCTCATAACCTCCTCGGCTAGTTCTGAGGCTGTTACAATATCATTTGTATTAACTACCAAATCGGCTAAACCATCAATTGTAATTAAATCAATCTTACCAGCGTATTCAGATTTGTAAATCATCCATCTAATTAAGCCTAATCTATCCGCAATACTTTGTTTACGTAATTGAATAGGGATGTAATTTTTATAGTTTTCGCCTACCATTTTACCAACCCTTCTAAAACTTCTTTGTGCGTAAAACTCACCTTGTTCTGTGTCTATTGAGATAATATACCTATCTTTTCGATTAGTGCCTACAAAGTGTTTTGTGTATGCTGATGTATTACCACCAATATAAGCAGCCTCAATTAATGATTTCGCAAATGATTTCTTCGCCTTAGATGGTGCGTAAATACAACTCAATTCAAATTTAGTAATAGCAGACACTTTGCGCCCTTTGTAATCATTTCCTACGTAAACAATTGTTTCTATTGGTGGCAACTCTTTTTCTAGATCTACAATACACTCAGTTAATAAACTACTATAGTCGTTTAAATCTTCTTGTAAAATCTCTTCCTCGTGGTCTTCTTTTGGTGTGTTTAAATCAAACATATTTTTTGTTTATACTTTTATATTAACTAACCATTGTTCATATATTCTGCTTGCTACCTGTGCAGTCATTACAGGTGGTACACTCATTCCTATTAAATAAACCGGCTTGTTAGACACAAAATTATAATCTGAGGGGTAACTCCCTGCTTTTTTACATTCATCATTATACAAAGTTCTTTCAAACTCATAATCATAAGGTAATCCATTTGCTCTAATAGTAGGTAATACTTTGTCTGGATGTGTTTTTATTTCATTAAAATAACTTCCTTTAGGGTGTATACTACTAAAAGCATCACCAGCTTTACATAACAACCAAAATTTTTTAATCATTGGAGAAAGCCCCTCAGCACTTTCATTTCCTTTTAATTGTCTTATTTCTTTATATGTTATTAATGGCTCATTAAATCCCATTTCAATTTTTGGTAATTCAGTAAACATATCTTTAAAATATAAAAAATCTTTTGCTAAATCTTTACGTAAACAAACAAAAAACACCCTTTCACGTCTTTGAGGTACACCCATTTTAGAAGCATTCAAAAGAAAGTGTTGGCAGTAATAACCAGCCTTATCAAAATCTATATAAATATTTCTTACATATTCTTTTGCATCACCTTGTAGTAATCCTTTTACGTTTTCAGCAACAACTACTTTAGGTTGTAATTCTTTTGCTAAATCTATAAAATCAAAAAATAGATTATCTAAAACTTGTTCTGCTTGTCCTTCTCTAAACTTTTTTTCTTTTCCCCAATCTTTTTCTCTATTCCCAGACATTGAGAAACTGCTGCAAGGGGGCGAACCATCCAAAACATCTAAATTATAAAGTTCTTTTGGTAAATCTTTTCTTAGTTTAAAAGTTTGTATTGGTTCTAAATAAGATAACTTTGGTTTATGGTTAGTCCTGTAAGCGTCCATCATTTTAGGGTCTATCTCATTGCATCCTATCACGTCAAACCCTGCTAACTTATAACCCATAGTAGAACCACCTCCACAAGCAAAGCAACTAAATACAGTCCCTTTATCTTTTGTAAAATTTGCATCTTTTAAAGTCCATTTATACGGAAATTTATGTTTTGTATTTTTCATGTTTTTATTTTTAATTAATTAATACTATCTGTAACACGTTAACCACAAATATACAATTTATTTTTTAACTTCGTCTATGTAAAGTTCTATTCATCATTTCATCAACCTCACTTTTCATTTTTTCTATTTTAAAATTTTCTTTAAATCTGTTATAATCCAAGATATACTCTTGCATTTCTACGTTAGAAATATTTTCCTGAGTCATTCCATTTAGTTGATTACCTGCAAGATCTTCATATAATTGCTCGTAGTAAGTTTCCAAAGGTATGGATAATAAATTAGATATTTCATTAAAAACATATTGATTAAAAATAGTTGTACCGCTTGAACGAACTTTAAATACTAATTCTCTAATATAAAGCTTAGCAAATAATTGATTGTTTAAGATAGTTTTTTTCTCTACCCTATTGATATATCCTAAAAGACTTTTAAGTGCGTTAAAATCGTCCTCACATAGTTTAAAATCGACATACTCACCGTTTTGCTTAGGCTTCATTTTATAAAACAGTCTTTTACCGCTGTTTTTAACATCCCAATACTCCTTAGAGTGTTTTATTTTAGTTTCGTTTTGTGTCATAATCTTTCAGGTGCTTTTTTATATTTATTATCTTCAAATAGTTTTTCTTTTGTTACAAAACAAGTTAGATAAGTTTCAAAATTCTCTCTTCTTAGAAAATGCGAGGGTCTTAATCTAATTGTTGGAAATGTTTTTTGCTGAAACAATCCCTGCATTGCTTGATCGAATTCTTTTTTGCCGTAATCTTTTTTTAATTCTGCGAAATCTATCTTTTCGCTTTGAATTAGTTTTTTAAATAAAGTTGGTTGTTTATCAAATCTATTGCGCGCATCTCTCCAACGCTGCAAAAAATATTCTTCTGTAAAATTTTGTGTGTGTTTTTGTTCATTAGAAATATACATAGTATTATCTGTTACACTAACACTCTCATTAACATTCTCATTAACACTTACAGTTGGATTTGTTGAAATAATTTCAACACTTTCAACACTTGTTGAATTTGTTGAATTTTGTTTAGCCTTTTTCAACGCTCTTAGTTCTGCTGACTTCTTACCCGCTTCACTTCTTTTAACTTTTACCGCATCAAACTTAATTAAATCCCTCTTTAAGCTTAATTTAATAGGCTCAAATGCCATTTCTACAATAAAGTCTATAGGCACAGGGTCTTTATCATTTACGTACAGGAGAACGCACAAAAATAACTCTCCTGCGTAGTTAGTTTTATTCTCTCGATCTTTACTTACTAACTTTTCAACTACTGTTAATAAATCAGCATAAAGAATAAATCCTTTTTTACCTTCTGCCATTATTTTGCTGTGTTTTCGTGAATGTTTCCTATTACTTTTACTGTATGGTCAAAATCAGGATATCCATACATATCAATTCCCATATCGTCAGAAGCGCCTACACTTCTAATTGAAACTATTTCATTCTTCCAACCATATTTAGTTGACTCTGTTACAATATCCCCCTCATAAATATCTTTACCGTTCTTGTCTTTTAAACCTGTGAACTGCATTAATAAAGCATCTTCACGTAAGTAACCGAAAAATCGAGATAATCCAAAGTTATTTTGTAGTAGTGAAAACAACATCTTACCATCGTTCCAAGCTCTAAATTTTATTTCTCTCATAATTTATATTTTTTGTATTAAAAAACCTTATGGTTCATCGGTGCAGCGAATCCCCATAAGGTTTATGTATGTTTTTATGTGTGACGTTCTGCACTCGTCTTACGCAAATATAGTCTTTTATTTTGTTCTACAATGTTTTAATTAGTTTTTTATAATAATTACCTAAATTAATTAATTCTTGTCGATCCCATTTAAATACCTCTTTTTTATACCGGTCCGCTAATTGGTCCAACTCTTTTAACCGGTCCGGACCTACTATATTAGGCATGTTTAACCGGTAACTTTCTAAATTCCCCTCTTTATACCGGTTACATTGTATACATTGTGCATGTATATTATATTCGTTAAATTTAAGATTAGAGTATTTACCGGCAGAGTAATAGTGTCCGGCATCAAAATCACTTTTATAACCGGTCTTACAACTTGCGCAAGGTTTACCGGTGTCTCTTAACCGGATGTATTTATGGCACAAATTTACTACGGTCTTTTTTAGCGCTTCTAAAGATTTATTCTCCTTGGTAGATTTTACCATATCGTTGTAGTCTTTACGGGGCTTCTTTGCCTGAATAATTGCCTTAGATGTTAAATTACCACCTACTAAACTATCTAATAAAAAAGAAGCGTAGCAAGATTTACCGCCATCGGTGCATAGTCCGTATTTACGATATAATGTTAAACGATTACAACCACTGTATTTATTTGCCTTGCCTATCCCTTTACACTTCTTTTTTTTATTAATCATTTAAAACATTGTTAATTGTTGTTGGTGTATTTTTAATCTTTTCATCGCTGCAATATAGTAATCTTTATCTAATTCGCAAGCGGTTAAATCAAACTCTCTATTATGGCACGCTAAAGCAATACTACCACTTCCTAAATGAGTATCTAAAACTTTAAACCCTTTTTCTGTATAATTATCTAAAATCCATTCATACAATCTTACAGGTTTTTGCGTTGGATGTATTCTTATTTCTTTGTTCTTCATATCGTGTTGTAACATTCCATTCCAAGTAGATTTAAAAATCCTTGTAGCAGTTTGAAAAGAAGTCCAAGCCAATTCTGCATCTGCAAAATTGCCACTATTATTTTTATCCCATATCAAAAAACAAGGCGTGTTTTCTAAATGCTCAATCATATAGTTTCCACCAAAAATAATTTGATTTTTACTTACTCTTTTTAGTTCTTTAAAATAACCTGCGGTAGGTATAACAGAATCCCATTCTTTTTTCCCGTAATCCTTTGTCTTACCTAAATTATTACCACCTACATTTCCTGTTTTAGAAATATCAATCCCATAAGGTGGGTCAACTATTGCTAAATCGAAATGATTATCTGGATATCTTGCCATTAAAAGCATATTGTCTTCGTTTGTAATGTTTATCATAATATTTTAATTGCGTTATTTTCTAAGTGTATTTTGTCAGAGATTCCGCAAAGCCTACGAGCGTCCAAACTAAAAGCAATGTTTACCTCTTGTAATTTTGCGTATTGGCTGTGAGGGAATTCGTCTAACATCCATTTTACATAATCTAATTTATTCGACATTAATTTATCACTAATATTTTCCTCGTCCATTTCTTCCACTTGGTTGTAAAAGTGTTCTTCAATAAATTGTAGATGTTTAATTGTCGCCTTTACTCTTTTTAACGCTGCTGGTTCAAAAACTCCTAAACGTACACATTCTTCTAAATAGTGGAGGAACTCAAAACCTGTTAAAATACCACCACTTACATTGTCTACTTGTTCTTTATTTAATTTCCTCATCTTAACACCCTTCTATTATTGTTATTCTATCTTTATTCTTCCAAGCCCATGATTTTTTTCTAAGTTCAATCATTTCTAAGAGTTCGATTTGTTGGTCTTCAGTTAAATCAGATACAGATTTTTGTACTTTAGTTAATTTCTTTGTATGTACGTATTTAACCTCAACATTATTAAATTTTTTAGTAAAATATAACATATTTAACTCATTGTATATTTCCGTTAAGTCGGGTACATATTCTTTATAAGTTTTAAATTTATCAATAGAATGTATTACTGAGGCATGAGTCATTGATTTACCTTTTGATTGGTAATATCTTGCAATCATAGAACTACCTACTTTATATTTCTTGTTACAAATTGTATTAAATAAAGATCTATATTCTACAATATCCGTAACCCTTCGATTTATAGAAATATCTATATTTTTTTCATGTAGCAAATAATTATAAACTCTATCTAAATTGTTTTTTTGAAATTCAGTTAATTGTTTCTTCATCTTGTTTTATTTTTAAGTAAACCCTTTTTAATCTGTCAAAATAGGGTAAAAATCTTTTATTTCCTGTGTTGCTTTCTAAATAGTTAATGTTTGTATTAACATATCTTTTAACGTCTGTAATAGTCGTACATTCGTCTAATTTTAAAACGTTCTTATCAAATTTGTAATTATCAAAGAACGTTTTAATTAATTTAAGTGTAACCACTTTTTAAAATGGTAAATCGTCTGGTTCTTCTTGTGGCACAAACTTTTCATTTGGTACAGGTGGTAATGATTCTGAACTTGTAGCGTCTACTTTTTCAACTCGCCAACCTGTAATAGAATTAAAGTACTTCGCTACACCTTGCGGATTAACCCATTCCCGACCACCTAAATTAATAGAGACTTTTACGTCGTCATTTACTTTGTATTTCGATAATAAATCGATTTTATCTTTTAAGAACTCAATTGCGATGTGCTGCGGATATTGCTCATCTGTTGTTACTACTAATGATTTTTTTGTGAATCCACTTGCGAAAGTTTCTAATTCGCCAATTACTTTTACTTTACCTATTACCTCCATATTACTTATTTATTAATTAACATTAATTCTAGAACAAATATAGTTTTTTTTATGTCCTCCACAAAATTTCCCTTCTTATTTACACGATCTATTCGTTTAATTGCATCAAATTGGTACGCATTCCATCCTCTTTCTTCTGCTATCTTGTAAAGACTTCCGTTTTCATTGTTGTAATGTGCTGGTGTTTGGTAATGGAGACCATCGTTTCCGTTTTGCTCCACTATTCGCTGTCTTTCTTCGTTCATTTCTTCAAATCTTGTAATTGTATCACTCATAATTTATGATTCTTTTTTTAAAATTGATAATTCGCTATTAATTGCAATACTTACACCACGAGCCGTTTCTAATATTTTACGGCTCATTCTTAGTTCTGGAACTTCAAAATTTGCCTTTGCAACCGCCTTTGCGTGGCTTGTAGACTCATTATAAATGATGCTATTCCATTTATTAAATGCTTCTATATTGTGTTTTGTTAAGTAGTAAATATTACATGACAACTCTCTTTGCATGGTTGTTAGTTTATTTAAGCTCAACCACTCTCCGCTCTCGTAAGATTTAATTAAATCGGTTATTTTAATTAGTATTATTTCCATTTAATTGTGTTTATTAATATATTCTAAAACTCGATTACTAGCGTCTTTCTTCGCTTTTACCAATCTTTTAAAGTTCTTATCAGTTGCGTATAAATTATCTGTATTCGCCACGTGTTGCCATCTTATAACGTTTATATGCTCTAAGTGCCTTAACTCATCTTCAAAGATATAAACGTCCTCAGGTCTTTCCACATCTATTTTAAAAGTTGTGTTAATTGTTACGGTCATTATTTAAGTTTTACTTTTAATTCGTTTTTTAATACTTCCATTGCTAATTTCTCCGTTCTTGTTAAACCTGTAAAAACTTCTATTAATTCAGATAAAGTATTACAATTATTTAACCTTACAGATGGTTGTTCTTTTTCTGGTTCTTCTGGTAAATCTTCGCCAGCATAAATATAAAGACCTAGACCATGCAACGCAATCGCTTTAACGGTACACCTTTGAATTGCGTTATTTATATCCATCATATTTACTTTTTCAGGTGGTATAGATGCGTTCCTAAAGTCCATTACAGGTAAATAATTAATATGTTCTAATCCATCAACAGTAATACCAACCTTAACCATTACACCTGCTTTAGATGCGAAGTATGGCATGTTTGTGTTTTCGTCATGATATACGTTTGCTGTTGCTGTTGGTGAAACCTTTTTAAGTTCTGCCCACGCAAAAGACCATGATAAATAAGTAAATTTACCTTTTTTCTCTGTCTTTTCGTTTACGTTTATTTCTGATAATGTTTTAAATGTACTCATAATTATTGGTTTTTGTTTTTTAAATATTGTTTAATAACCTCTCTGTATTTTTCCTTTGTTTCCTCGCTGTAAAAATCATTTAAAACGATCTCTTTTGCTTCCAAATACTTGTATTTTTCGGTTACTTTATACATATTAGTTTATTGTTGGAATTAACATACAAAATATTGCTAGGCAGAATAATCCAGTTAATAAAGCGAGTGCTATAAATGTTAATACGTGTACTCCTGATTTAAATTTAAATTTCATAATTTAGTTTTTATCGTTTTTCATTTCGTTTGCTAATTCTATTAATCCGTAATGGTAAGCGGTTTCTATAAGTGCATCTGCTTTGCAATATATATAGTCTAGTGATAGATCTATCTTATCAAAATCATTTCTAATTAGTCTAGAAATTATTTTTCTGCTTCTTTTCTTTTTTCCCATAATTTTTATATTAAACCGTTATTAATTAATGTTTCTTTTAATAGTTCTATGTTTTGATTGTCAAAGATAACTAATCGACCCTTAATTTCACCGCCTAATTTCTTAATTGTTTTGTGAAATTTATTTGCCGTCATGTTATTAGGGATGCTATAGTTTAACTCTATTTTTAATTGATCTGAACTGTTGTAAAATTTTGTAATATTCATTTTGTTTGTTTTAGTGATAATTAATTACATGGCAAATATACATAATTAAAAGTTATAAACACTATTTAATTTAAAATAAATAAATGTTGTGGGTGTCTATATTATACGTATATTTGTGAAAATAATTATCTGAAAATTAAGGGATAAAGTTAATTATAATGTATTTAACCGATAATAAATAAAAATAAACATGAGCGTAAATCTATTGAGTAAAAAGAACAGGCAATTAATAATTGACCAGTATTCTAGTAATAAATCAAGGAAGAAAATACAAGAAGAATTAAGCCAATTTTTAAATGTTACCGAACGCACCATAAGAAGGTACGCAAAAGAATTGTTTTTATCTATTAAACAGTCTAATGTAGTCGATGAGAAAATAATGGTCTACGATATAGAAACTAGCCGTACAGAAGCTACTGTATGGTGGACAGGGAAACAATACATAAATCATAAACAATTGCGCACAGAGCCTAAAATTATATCTGTAGCATGGAAATGGGTTGGTGAGGACGTTGTTAAATCTTTAACATGGGACGAAAACCACTGCGACAAAAAGATGCTTGAAAAATTCTTAAAACAATATAATAAGGCATCAATGGTAATCGGTCAAAATAATAATTCATTTGATAATAAATGGATAAATACTAGAGCCGCAAAGCATAAATTAAGAGTCGATAGATACGTAAAAAGTTTTGATATCTATAGAATGGCTAAAAGATACTTTAGATTACCATCGTTTTCAATGGCTTACATGGCTAAATATTTTGGTTTAACATTAAAACAATCGCACGAAGGTATGCATATGTGGGACATGATAGAGTATGGAAGTAAAGCGGATCAAAAAGAGTATTTAGGTAAAATGGTAGACTATAATAAAGGCGATATTGTAACAACTGAGGAACTTTATATGACTTTAAAACCTTACTTTGGAAGTGTAACAAATAACGCAGTTAAACAAGGTTTGGCAAAGTGGGCGTGTCCTGTTAGTGGCTCTGTAGATGTTAAGTTATTAAAGACTATCTTTACTGAGCAGGGAACGGTACAACGTATTTTATACTGTGAAGGGTCGAAGCATCAATATAAGGTTTCTAATAAATCTTATATGGATTTTTTACAAAGAAAGATAATTAATAGTTAACGCTTAATATAGCAAATTATGATTGATAAAGAATATTTAGACAATTTAAAAAAAGAAGATTATATGGCGTGGGATAATTTAGTAAATGACCCTATGGTTTTAGGAGAAGATACAGGTAGTAATTTTATATTAATAATAATAGTACTTGTTTTATTTGTTGGTTTTATTATTGGGGTTCTTTTATAACTTATTTGTATAAGAAATGTTGCGTCTAATTACAATGAAATTAATAAATAAAATAATAAATTATGTTTAAAGAATTAGATTATAAAAATGTAGAAAGTAGCAATTTTTTTTATACATTGTTGTTTGTAGTGAGAGATAAGTACAGACAATTATTTATAAGTATTGATATTAAAGAAGCAAAAAAGAGAGGCTTTACATTTGCCAGAAATATACACGGAGATGAAATAAACCATTTAAACTGTAGAAGTATTTGGATTGATAAAAAAAGCCGAGCGTGGTGTGTAGAACAGCTAAATATTTAGCATTACTTACAACGGTTTAAATAAGCGTAGTTGCGAACTTAAAAGAAGAAATTATGATAACAAATAAAGAATTAGAAAAAGCACAGAACATTATTAAACAGCACGAAATAGAGCAATTACGTTTATCTCGTGTTATCAATCGTTCTTGTTGCTCGAAGTGTGGCAAATCGCTTTTAACTCGATGGGAAGAAAGTGCTTGTCATATTAAGTTGGAAATAGGTATTGATTGTTGCAGTACAGAGGCTCTATTTGGAAGAGATGAAAAGATAGGATTTAGCCACCCTGCAATAAAGGAAGGTAGTGGATACCAAAAGGTATTTATAGAGAGCCGAAAAGAAAGTGATTACAGATTGTGTTGGAATTGCCACCGAGATTTCGTTAAACAAGTAGGAGCGTTCTTGAGGAATGATTGCTAACAAAGGTATAAAGAACGTTTTAATGTTTTTTATACAAAGTTAAAATAACTTAGACTTTAATAAAATTACGTTCAGAAATATAGAAATACCAAAACCAATAATAAGCCACAAGGGGTAACGGAATTTAACCACTGTTACCTTTTTTATTTCTACTTCTGATTTGTAATTTCTTTTAAATTTATTTACCTCTAAATCTACAATACTATCTATATTTATATCAACTTTAATACTGCCTTTATCATTGTATAATTTAACCGTTGCTTTCTCTGTTTTAATAGTCTTTTCAAACGACTTTAACAAGCCTAAACCATCGCAAGGGTTGTCTACTATCAAGTACTCTTTTACTGGCTTAATTATGGTCTTAACCGTTTGCACGCTCGATGTGTCTCGTGCAATGCGCTCTTTATATTCGACAGTAGATTTTTTAGCCACACAACCAACAAAAAAAAATAATAATAAAAAAATGTAAGATTTATTTTGTAGTCTCATAATTTAGTGTATATTTGCATTGTTAGTAATAAAGAGTTTGTTTTATTCCCCAATTTTTATTTTGTTTTCCCTCTCGTTTATTCGAGGGGGTTTTTTAGTAAGTCCAAATTACATTATCGCTTTTACTTAAATCTAAATCGACATGTATAAATGAATCCGCAATACCTATACGATTAAACCCTACAGCGATAAGAGCATCTAAAATAATAAACCTATTACGACTAGTATTACACCTTATATCTACAGCCAAGCCTTTAATGTGGCTAGAATTAGGTTTACCACCTACTTTTTTATTGTGTTTCGGGCTTCTGTATGCTGAGTTAATTACAAATGGTATTCCTGCGTATTCTCTCGCCTCATCTAATTTTAACAAAAAATGAGGTTGCATATTTTCTTTTATTTCTTTAAAGTATTTGCTCATAATTAAAAAACTAATTTAGCGACAGCACCAGCAGCGGTGCCGACCACACCCCAAATAATAGCTATCTTTGTTTTGTCTATCTTTCTATCTGATTTCATATTAATAATGCCGTTAGTGTTTTCTTTAACCTGCTCTACTAATCCCTTTTGATTTGTCTTACCGTTACTCTCTAAATGCCCTTTAATTTCAGCATTAAAAAGTATTTGGTCGTTCATAAACGTAGACACCTGACCCGCAAAAGTTAATTGATTCTTTGCATTTTGTTCCGTTTGATAAAGCACCGCTTGTAGAAGTTCTTTATTTGTTTTTCCTTCCATTCTTCAATTCGTTTAAATAGTTCAATAGGGATAAACTAATCGTTATAATTACCATTATTACATCATTGCTATTAAATACTAGTACATTAAAGTAACATTTATCAATCACATTTGATATTGCCAAGCCTACACCAATATTAAACACTAACTTTAATACTCCTTTTTCATTAATTGATGATGCGTAAAAAGTTAGCGCAATAATGACAGCGTAAATGTTCGACTTTAAGCCCCACCATAATTTTAAATCTTTTACCTCATCATTGTAATAGAAATAATCACAAATTTGATAATTAGAAACAAATAAAGTTATGGCTAATATTATTAGTATTTTCTTAACCACGAATATCGGGGTTTTCTCTGTCGGGGTCAATTGTGTTCGATAAATTAAAGCCGCCTATACCTTTATTTAACAACTTCTTCGCAAAGTCTATTGTTGTTTTAACTTGAAATAAAAATAAAACGATTCCAATAATTAAAAGCGATACTATAAATGATATTTTAGGGTTTTGAGATAGAGCGTCTTTTACAGCTATTCCCCAAAAAACTAAACCTAAAATATTTGTAATTATGTTTTTCATATTATAAACTTAAAATTTTTTGTAAAATTGGGTAATAACTATCGCCTAATTGAAACATCCCAGCATCATTACAATGCAAACCGTCTTTTGCTTTTTTTGTGATTAAATTAGGTAATCTTGGAGATAAAACCATATCATCAGTTACAAAAGAATTATCTATATCGACAAATGCATACCCTGCATTTACAAAACAAAAATCATTGTAAGCGGAGTTATCTTCAAAATTTTTAAATATCAATTTTGCAAACTCTAGTCTACCTACTTGGACACCTAGTAAAGTGTTGTACACTCTTGAGCCAAGATTAGAAGCCATAGGTTCAATACCTATAATTATATATGCGTGAGGGTATTCGGTATGAATTACATCAATTAATGCTTTAAAACTTGTAATGTTATCATTTAAAGTTTCAATGTCGTAAAATCTTGCGTTATCATTCCAACTAAATTGTAAAGGAATTACGAATTTTTTAGATGAATTTGTTAAATCAAACTCACTTTCAAAACCATACTTTTGCAAGTAATATTGAACACTTATTGAATTATTTGATGGGTCTAAAAAAGGATTCCTATTTATAGTCTCTACAGTTGTATACACAATTGTAGGCACATTATTTACATTCGTGCTACTTGCCACTTTGGTTAATGTAGAATTACTTGGTGGTGTATTAGAGTGTCCGTTGGGGATAACTCTAACCAAACCATTTCCAGAAGAATCTATTTTTCTACCATCAAAAAAATAATTATTTGAGTTAGAATCTTGATATTCATCAGGAGAACCTCCATCCTTCATTAAATCTTGCAATAAATTAGTGTTACCAGTTACACCTCTTAAAATAAAAGCTGAACCACGAGAATCTAAGAATGAATTTTGTAAAGTACCTCCCGTTTGATTTTCTGAAAACTTACTTGCTAAAGACCTTTTTAAACCTATATTATTTAAAGTCAAACCTTCATCTGTAGCCTTCTCATACCAAGCGTTTACCCATTTCCCAATATCGGTAAATGAATCTCCTAGAGGTAAAACACTAATAGTTCCAGATGTTAACGCAGTTATAAATTCAAAATCCGTGCTGATTTTTGAAGTACACATTCTATTATTTAAAGACCTAACACTTACGCTTTGCGTTTTATTAGATTTCGGCTCTATATTTATTTGCCTTGGATAAGTTATAGAATCAACTTCATTTAAACCATTCAATTCAATGTGATTTTCATTCGATAAAGAATTAGCTTTTAAAATGTTTTTTTTATAGATATTAGAAATATCGTCTTTTAAAAAAAACATTTTTTTAGGTAAAATAACCTCTATTTTATTTTCAACTAAAGTATTAATTAAATATCCCTCATAACTGGAATCAGTAGAAGCATATTCAAATTGTGGGTACTCCCCATTCTTAACACTATCATATCTTAATTCAGATATTAAATAGCCATCAACCCCGTTGTTATTAGTTACACTAACAGAGTTAACATTAGAATGATCTATTCTTTGTAAAATCTTCCTATTCTTGTCAACAATCCAAGCCGATGTTTGAAAGAAATTAACATTTGAAATAGTAATAGTTCCGCCATTAGGTATTGGAAATAATTTTGTAATATTAAAAAAATCACTTGAAGTTCCCCCAATTAACAACCTGTTTCCCGAAAAATTAACCTCTGTTAATTCCTTTACATCTAAAGGGTTTAACTTATTAATCCTTGATGTATTATCTTTTATTAAGTAATCTTGCTCAAAGTGGTTAATTAAAATAGAGTTTCTAGTTGTAATTAGATTAATGTTTAAATATTCTGTTAAATTATTGTAATCATAATCTGTAACAGCTAAATCAATAAAGCCATAACCACTAACACCACTGGAATTACTTTCTAAAAATTCAAAATACTTATCATCAAATGGACTGTCTGACAAGTATTTACAAACTTCCACATCTGTACCACCTGCAACCTCTTTAAAAATAAGACACTCATAAAATCCATTAGATAAAACCTGTCTTATACGTTGAATGTAGTACTTTTCAGAAATATCCAATCCTTCAAAATAAAACGCTTTTATTAATTTATTAATATCCTCATTACTTGTAAATGGGTTTATATTATTAGAAATATTATTTGATATCTTTACCTCAGTGCTTAATATTTCAGCAGATAAACTTACATCTAAATTTTGCCTTGCCGTTATCTCTACATCTAATTTATCATCTAAATCTTTAGCCGTTAGAGTGTAACCTCCTTTTTCCAATTTTTGAGAAATTTCAGATTTCTTGACTAAAGAAATATTTAAAGTATCTGATTTTACTAAAAATAAATAATTAGCACTTGCAGGAACAGTTATATTTTCATTGATATCTCTTAAAGTTGTTCCAATATCTGAACTTGTAGATATTACCCCTCCAAAACTTGTTGCGGGATAAAATCCCCATAATTTATCAGTCGAAGTAACCCCTTGAATTTGACCAATAACAGAAACAATATCTCCCTCTGTAACTGGATATTTAAGTACATTGAAGTCATTTGTTGAAGAAAAGCCTCCAGAGGATGAAAGCTTTGCATTTTCTCTAGTTTCAAAAATGGTTATAGGTTCTGAAAATCTTAAAGCTACGGATATTTTTTCAGCTTCAATTAAAGGGTTAAACTTATCAAAACTAGCTTTTTGTGATGCTGGTATTGTATTGTTTGTTTCGTCAAAAGTTGTCGATACTGATACTGTTACAGGACTAACAATAATATCTAAAGTAGTGTGAGTTGCGCCTACTATTAAAATAACTAAATTATTAGTCAATGCAACTGTTTTAGTTTCTGAATTCGCTAAAACATAGTCGCCTGATTCGCTTGGAAAATAAAAGCCGTCCGCTAAATCATTTGCGGTTGCCTGTGAAATTGTTAACGCCCCCTTAAATCCTACACCGCTAACGGTGCTAAATAAATTTGCAAATGTTTGTAAATCACTTTTAAAAAGTGTTCCATCCGTATTAGACACCGCTAATAAATCCGTTAAAATTAAATCAGCTTTTTTCGCTAATCCACTAATTTTTATATCTGCCATTATATTAATTTACTATTAAATTACCGTTATTATCTTGTATTAAATTACCGTTACCATCTTGTAGATTTAGCCCATTCAAAGGCATTATATTAAACAAACTTAAATCTGTTAAAAAAGGTGCTGTATCTTCTTCTTTGGTGTCATAATTAAAATTATATCCGTTAAAATCTGCCAAATTACCGCCTGTTGATTTTGTAAATTTACCTTGAACACCTGTATGTAATCCTAACATTCTTAAATTGCCGTTGTTGTCTTTTAAAATAATTCTATAATCTTGCTGAGCGTATTCCTTAAATTTATCAATTGCTAAAATCTTTTTAACCTGAAAAGTACATTTTTGCTCGTAAAATTCAGATACCTCTTCATCAAAATTTATTTTAAACGCTTCTAAATTATAGATAATATTGTATGGAAATACAGTTAAAAAGTTATTAATCACGGTTATCTGCGAACTACTATATTCCACAAATGGGAAAATATAAAGCACTTCAGAACCTCCTTGGCTGTTGTCGTTTTGTATTGCTCTTGAATAATCCATTAGCTATATCTCCAACCGTTGTTAATGTTAATCGTTACGGGTTTTATTCCGTTTTGATCTTCTTTATATTCTTCTAGTTTATTTAGAGATATCCATGCATAAAAGTTTGTTACATACATCTGCGCCATTGAGCTATAACGGTCTGAAATGTTTTCGGTTGCTCGGTCAGATACTACCTGTACGTCTTTAGGTGTGTTCTTAAATAAGCCAGCGTTATTAAGTGAGTAAGAATTTAGAGCCACAAACGTCGAAACAGATTTATATTTTGTTATAGGCTTTACATAGTTGTTTACCAGCTCCAAATAAAGACCTGTTAACGTATCTGCAACTACATCAGCCACAATTTTATCATAAAGTAAACTACCTAGTAGTGGTTTAATTGTGAATACCTGAGTGTCTGAAATATGCATATTGTATTTGTCAACATCGACATTTCCCCCTACTATAGTAGAGATGGTTATTTCTTGCGGACTTGCGAATAGTACTGTTTCCATTATCTTGCTGTTAAAAATCCTTTATTTGTCATATTTCTAGGCTCTATACTTACTTTAGTGTCATTTGTTTTTAATTTATAACCCTTTCTTCTTGCTGCTGACGTACTTATAAGTTCTGCTAATGGGCTGTTAACGTCAACGTTTTTACCTTTTTTCAAATAAATTACTCTATTCCATTTGTGGTGACAATTTCCACCGCCTTTATACAGCCAAATATCATAGGTCGCAGATCCTTTTGGTCCCCATCCAACAATCCTACCATCTTTATTTGTGTAAGTGTCGTTTACTTTTTTATTTTCTAATTGTAAAATATCCTCTTTTCTGTATATTTTTTTTGCATCCATCATTTTGATACAAAAATTTCTATCCGTTTTAGGGTTCATTTTAGCGGATGACTTACCTACATACTTATAACGAACTACAAAATCCTCACCATCTTGTTTACTCTTACTATTAGGTCTTGCAACTCCTGTACTTGCTAATTCTATTTTATTTTCTTCGTCGTAATCGACTTCAATTTCATCAACTAGATTAAAGTTTTCTAAATCTTCGTCCTCGCCTAATGATATAAATTCGTCTAAATCAGACTTTTTTTTTTGGCAGTTGCAAGCACCGTATTTTGATAATTCTAAATCATCTTTTACACCCTCTTCTACATACCCTTTATTAACCTTTTCTTCTTCCTCTTTTTCTCCTTCGATTTCGGTTAGTGGTCTAAAGTAGTAATCAAATGACATCCCAAAGAACTCTAAAATTTCGGAAATTCCATTCAAAACAAAATCTTGTTTAGGCGCAATAATCCGTTTCATTAATTGTTGTTCCATAACATCCATTTCATCAGCAACCGAGGAAAAACCAGTAGAAGAACTTAAACCAACTAGTGCGGGTGACATACATTTGTGAGCCGAAAGAATTTTATTTGACGCCTCTTTAACTAGGAAGTCCCATTGTTTGTGTGCGGTGCTGTTTTCTACATTTGTAATGGTCGTTGGTTGGGAGTCTGTTCCCATAAAATTATAGGCTTTTTGCCCAGCGTTTGAACTCCCCGTGAGGCTCTTTTCAGAACTTTTAATAAACTCGTCCTTCTCAGCATCCGTCCACCATTTAGAATTAGGAATGTTTACAATTGATCCAAAAGATAATCCGTTTAAAATGTGAGATATGTAATAGTTGCTTAGTTCTTCTTCAATTTGTGCGTACTGTAAAGCTGCATCATAATCAGGCTTTTCAAAATATTCTTGACCAATTTGGTAAGGTTTTCCGACGTAAATTTCAGGTAGTTCATAATCGAAATCTTCAGCATATCCAAACGCAGGATATTCAACAGGTTTATATTTTGCTTGCCCTTTCTTAGTCCAATCTTCTGAATACCAGTAAGATTTTATAAGTCCTTCATCATCTTTTACACTGGGTATTACATTTGATTTTGTAATGTGTTCAATTTTAGCAAGTTTGTTTTTACTGCCGTTTTGCCTGTGTATCTGAACACAAAAAGCCCCTAAAATTTGATTGTCTGCCAAAACATTTCGCAAATTATTTTTAGACATTATTTCTAAGAACCCTTTTAACTCTGCGCTGTCGTCTTCTTGGTCGTGAATACCTAAACCCCTTCCATAAGCTAAATCAATATAGGCGTTGTTAATAGCCTTATTTGTTGTGCTTCCATTATATCTATCTATAACGTATTTATAATTACCGTTATCTCTTCCATTCATTACCCAGTTTCTAGGCGTGTTCTCTAAAATAGGTAAGTGCGTATACTTATTAAAATTTACGTACCTTACATCAGATGTATTGTTCTTAGGCATAAATATATTTATTTTTTGTAATTTTATAATTTTGTGCAGGTTGCGCAGTAAAGAATAACTTACACCTATACACTATTTCGGTTGCTTGTAGTAATTTGACCGTAAATGTTTCACCCTCTAAACCTACCAATGTAAAAGTTAGTAACATTATACCGTGAGATAAAGTATAGGTAGGTACAACTGTTGTAACCGTGCCTTTAGCCTCGTTTTTAATAACCACACTTAAGACGTCTGTAACGTTTATACGTGGCTTCATTGGTATAGTGTGGCTAGTTGCCGACGGTAACAATATCTTCATTAATAATATAACTAAAAAATTTTGTATTTGTTACTTATTTATTTTATCTTTGTGATTAACTGCTAAGTATAAACAACGCACGTTTTAAGAAGCGAAAATATTTTATTAAACACAAAGTAAATAAATAGTAATAACCTTTAAATAAAGACTGACAAAGTGTGTTTTTTATACATTGTTAGAATTAGTTAATTATGGAAAAAAGCACAAAAGCAATAAGAAAAGAACTCGCTATTTTAATTAAGCAAAAGTTAAAAGTATGTACTTCTAAAAAAAAAGAAAATGTTGCTGTAGAAACCGCAAGACAAGAAATAAATTTAAAATACGGTAAGGGTTGGCGAGAATGGGATGACTTTAAGTCAAGTAACCAAAAATATAGTGAACCTTCAACTTATGATGGACATACTTTTGGCGAACATTGGATGGGATAATTAATGCTAACGGTTAGTATATGAGCCGTTTTTTTATGGCTTATATACATTGTTAGCCACAGTACTATTAACGAATTAAAATAAATATATTATGAAATACATAGGAAGTAAAAATAGGTTTGCAAAAGAATTGTTACCTATAATATTAAAAGATAGAACACCTGAGCAATGGTACATTGAACCTTTTGCAGGTGGTATGAATATGATTGATAAAGTGACGGGTAAAAGACTTGCAAACGATTTGCATTTTGAATTAATAGAGATGTGGAAAAGTTTTGTTTACAAGGGGTTTAAGCCTGACTTTTTTATAACTAAAGATGATTACAAAAAAATAAGAGATAACAAAAGTGATTATAAAAGCGATTACTTAGGTTGGGTAGGTTTTGGATGCTCTTTTAGTGGTGATTATTTTAACGGTGGCTGCGCTGGTGTGGTTAATACTAAAACAGGAGTAAAAAGAAACTACCAAGCAGAAGCGTTGAGAAATATATTGAAACAAGTACCAAAGTTAAACGGTGTTGAGTTTAGCAACTTAAAATATAATGACTTAGAAATACCCGACAATAGTTTAATTTATTGTGACCCACCATACAAAGGAACAACAAGTTATAACGATAGGGAAGAGTTTAACCATATTGAGTTTTGGGAATGGGTAAGATTAAAAACAAAGCAAGGACATAAAGTATTTGTAAGTGAGTATAAAGCACCTGAAGACTTTAAATGTGTTTGGGAAAAAGAAACTAAAAGTAGCTTAAGTGCAAACGGAAAAAGCGGAGGCAATAAATTAAGTACCGAGAAGCTATTTGTGTATTGTGGCTAACGCATTGTATAAGGTGCGTTTCAATGCACTTTATACGTTGTTATTATTAGTTTTTTTTTGTATGCTTATACATATAAAATGATGGTAATAACCAATATTATATGCAAAAACATATATTAACTATGCTTAAAACAAACATTAATTATAACTTGAGGGTATAAAAATTGTTGCTTGTATGAATAACCAAGCATTAATAACTATTAATACACTTAATGAATGATATAACCAACTTTAATAATTAGTAACTAGCAATTAGTTTTATATTTTGTTAGGCACTGCTAATAAAAAAGCCGTGGCGAACGCCAAACCCTTAAATTATGAAAACAATACACGAAGAAAGAAGATTAATTATTAAAGATCATTCTGAAAAAGTAAAAAAACTTGAAAGTAAAATTTCTTTAAATAGCGTTAACAATCGAGATAATATTTTTTGTACAGGAAATGATGCATCAATTTTTTACGAAATAAAACAGTTAAAAAATAAATTAAAAAATGATTTAAATTTTATAGAAAGAATTTATTTTAGAACAGCATGATGAGAATCCCACAATATTGGCGGCTTTTTTATTAGTTGTGCCTAACAAAGGTATAAAAACCGTTTTAATGCTTTTTATATTAAGTTATAGAAAAACCCCTAGCAAATTAATGCTAAGGGTTTTTAAAAGTACTGTTAAATTATGCTACTAATGCTAGTAATGCGGTCACTGTCGAAGCGTCCAAACTTGGAGAATATCCCTTTTGCTCTGCTACTAGTGTCACGTTATAACCGTTAAAATCTGCTTTTGCTCCACCTGTTACTAATTCACCTGTCGATGTAACATTAAACCCTTTTAAAGCAATCCAACGGTACTGATCGTTAGAATCTTTGTAGACTGCTGAGTTTCTACCTTGCAATAACTTATCTAATTCTACGTTTGTTGCAGAGTTAACTTGTTTTAATTGCGCCACTAATGTCTGCGTGTTTACACTTGTTCCTGTCTTTTTATCTACTACGTTAGATTCTGTAAACGTGTTACCGTCTCCTTGAATTTCGTACTTGTAGACTGCTGTTAAGCCTGAGTCTATCGCTGTTGCTACATTTGCCGTAACGGTGAATGCGCCTGCTACGTAATTAAAGAAATAAATTTCCTCAACACCCCCTTGTAAATTGTCATCTGTTCTTAACCTTCCTGCTGCTATATCTGCCATATTTTTTTTTATAAAAAAAAGGGTAAAGGCGAACCGATACCCTTTTTTAATTATTATTTATTTATTACTATCCTACGTATAAAACGTTAAATTTCTGATTTACAACGTGTGCGAAAATCGTAAAAATTACATCATAAAAATAATCTTTCCTAGGTGCTGGGTAAGGAGCGATATTAATATTTGCGTAATCGTCTAATAAGTCTGTACACCACATGAAGTTAGCTGGTACACCTGCAATGATAACGTTTAAAGCTAATGGAACAAAAACGATTTCTACATCTAAGTAAAAATATTTACCTGTTGCTAAATCAACCGTAAAAGTATCTCTATAAGTTTGTGCTAAATTAAAGTTGTTTATTAATTTCTTTACGTTTCTAGGTGCGTAAATCAATGGCTTATCTGCACTTGCTAAAACAGCGTCAGGGATAGCGTCATAAACTTTGCCCATCTCTGTTGCAATATTAGAAACTGATAAAACAGCCCCTAAAACCTTAACTCTTTTTCCAACTGCTGCCTTATTATAGATCATCTTAGTAGTTAAAGAATCAAACAAAGTAGTCGACATTGCGTTTACTAAAGTTTTTTCTTTTGCGCCTACTGCGGTTTGTGCCGTACCTGCTGTTAATGCTGCAACCGCTGTCTTTGTTGCTGCTGTTGAGCCACTCCAAAACTTTGCCTCTGCATCTAAAGAAATTAAAGGAGCAACACCATTTAAAACAAGTCTGTTAAAATCATCAGATATATCATTGATTGCACCGTCCTTCATATCTCTATTGAAACGTGTAGACCTTAAATCGTCTGGCGTAAACTTATCAATAAATTCAACTTTGATAGGTGTTACAACAGTGTCTTCTAATCCGATTTCTCCTGCTTCTGATCCTGCTGGGTTCACATTCCAAGCTTGCATTTCAACAGCGTTAATGTTTTCAGTAATAACCCTTCCTGCTTTAATACCTGTTTCAAAAGAAACTAATCCTTTTTCGACAGTATCATTTTTGAAAAGAATCTCTGCAATTATTTCTTCTTTAAAATCTGTAGGGATTTGTGCCCCTGTGTAAGTAATTCCACTCATATATATTAATTAATTAAATTGTTTGTTATGTCTTCTAAATCTCTGGTAAGAAGTTTCTTTTGTGTTTTTATTTAAGTGAACTCTACCAATAGACTTAGTAGCTGGTAATTTGCTTAATTCTAAATTCTCAGACTTTAAAGTTTCGTTTTCCGCTTTAAACTCTAAAACATCTTTTTCTAATTTTGCAAGTGCTACTTCTGTAGGCTCTAAAATAGTTTTAAGCTCTGAAATCATAGACTTAATGAAGTCCTCAGAATTAAACTCAATCTTAGCAGCTTCTTTGACAGCCTCTAGCGCTAATTTATCAGCCTCAATTTTAGCCATTTTAACTTTTTCTTCTTCGTCTTCTTTTTTCTTACCGTCCTTTTCGGCTTTCAACTTTTCAGCTAATTTTTTAGCCTTTTCGATTTCTTCGGGAGTCATATCCTTTTCATCTTTCTTCTTTGCAAATGGATTTTCTGCCAATTGCGCGAAGCCTTTTTTAATAGCGTCTAAAATACTATCCTCTTTAATTTCACTCATATTTACCTTTTTTAAATTAACTTGTTCAAACTCCATTATAGCGTCAATGCTAAACCCTTTGTATCTACCTAACTTAATATCGTTTACAATTTCTTTATTTTTAACCTCCATTACACCAACCCATGATCCTTTTGGGTATTCAAATCCGTAATTTGTAGACTTATCCACTTTAGGGTTTTCAACTATCCAAGTTTCAACGAAAGACACGTCTTTTATAAGTCTGCCGTCATGTTGTTTTGTTGAATTGTTTTGATGCCCTTGTTTTTGGAAATTATAAGCAACATCTTTAACGTCTTGTTCTGTAAAGAAAACCTCGTAAGGTTCTTTATTAACAGCGTCATATCTTAATATGTTTTTATTAGGCTCTAAGATAAGCCCCATAATCCTGTGACTACCCTCGTCTATAACGGCAAATTCTACAACATCTTCTTTTTTAGAAAACTGTATAAAATCACCCTCCATTGCAGGCTCATCAACTAAAGAGACTGCGTACACCCCCTTCCTTTTTGGATTAAATTTTGCTCTAAATCGCTTCATTATTATTATAACTAAATTTTATTGTTATTGTTACGTATTAATATTGTACATTTGTTGAAACAAAAATATATTATGAAAGAATTAATTGAAACTTTAAAGGAAATAGATTTAGATTTTTATAAAGGTCATTATACAGTTAGTGAAAGATACGACTTAATAAAAAGTATTTACAATGTCTTAAATAATAAAAATTTTATCTAAAAAAAACATAATTAAAACCATACTAAAACTAAATAAATGAGATAAACCGAACTAATTGCCTTAACAGGATCGAAAGAACAACATACAATTAATAATAATTATATGTTAATTTGCTGTAAAACCCTCACTTAATTGGTGAGGGTTTTTATTTGTTTCAAAATAAATGGTTTTTTCGACGAATGGTAATTGATAATGTTATTATTGGTTGTATCTTTACACCAGAAACAAACACTAAAACAAAATATTATGAATATTCAGGATTTAAAATTAGAAATAAAAGGAATAAAAAAAGAATATAATGATATTTATGTTAGTATTATTGATTTTTCAACGTTAATGATTTCTAAAGGCTATAATTTGGATAGGTTGGATTATTCTTCTAAAAGTATTTCTACATACATTGATTACCGTATTGAATTTCTAGATGAAAATGGAGATTATGATTTTTCTGAAACGATTACGGTTAGATATAGCGATCATAATGCTAGTTCTAATTACGGAATGACTGACGTTTATTTTGGGGATCATTTAACTTTAGAAGAAAATTACAACTTAGTTTTAGAGGTTATAGAAGAAAGATAAAAAACTACCTAATCGGTGCAAAGTAATTTAAATTAAAACCCCTTACAAATCGTAAGGGGTTTTTTACATCCTAAGGTAGCGAATCTTTGTCGGATATATTAGTTAAATGCTTCCAGTATCCTGTTTGTTCCTATCTGCTTCTTGCTGTGTTGTCATTGTACCACTTACTACATAAGCCTCTACAGGTTGGTTATTTTGTCCGTTAATACTTTGCGCTATTTGGTTGGAGTCAGTTCCTTGTACTAGGTTGAATGATGGTGCAGATTGACCGCCACGTGAACCACCACCACCGCCACTACTACCGCCAGAAGGGGAATTACTGTTACTATTTATCGCACCTATGGATTTTACCGCCTGTGCTAATCCTGACGCTATACCAATACCTGCTTGTATTGTGTTAATTGCCACGAATGGCTGACCTCCTGTAAGTGGTGAAGCTGCAACCGCCTTAGCATTTGCGATTGTTGTTGCTGATATGGTTGCCGCAATACTCTTCTGCTGCTCCATTACTATCTCACGAATTGCCAGAGCCTTTGCAACTGCGCTGCCTTTTGCGGCTAAATTACCGATTAAACTTAATGTGTTTTCTTTAAGATTTTTCTTTGCGTTTTCTAGTTCTTTTTCATAATTAAACCTTTCTAATACTTGCGCTTTTTCGTTTATAGAAATTTCATTATCTATACGCTGTTTTTCTGTTAAAAATAATTGTTCCGCATCAACTCTAGATTGAGTACCTTCTGCAAATAGTTCTTTTTTACGCTCTAAGTCGTCTGCAATTATTTTATTTTCTAGTTCTAATCTTTCTTTTTCTTTTTCTAATTTTAATAAAGGGTCTAAAGTTTGGCTTTCTTCAAATTCTAATTGAGCCAAGCGTCTTTCTTTTTCTGCGTCAGTAATAGTTTGATTTAGTTCTATTTCCTCCTTTTTTAATGCAATCCTGTTTACATCTTGTTCACTTTGAAATCCTGTTATCGCTGCGAGTACGCCCTCTCTATTTGCTAAGGCTTCGACTAGTGCGACCTGTGCTTCTATATTATTATTCTTATTTGCGTCCGCTTGTGCTGCTGCGATTTGCAAATCCGCCTGTCTTATTTGTGCTTTTTCTTGTAACTTTAAAACCTCGCCTAATTTATCGTTAGCGATTTGTCTCTCTGTAATTGATTTACTTTCGTCGTCTCTTATTTGTCTTTGTTTTTCTGCTAATCTATCATAGGTTTCTAATAAACGTCCTTGTTCTGCAACCGCTAATAAAGCACTATTTTTTATTTGCACATTTGTTTTCGCTGTCTTTATGGCGGCATCTACACTTATATCTCCTACTTTCTTAACTACTTGACTTGCAATATTTGCGGTCTCTGTAATAGCCTCACCAAAATTAGTTACAATATCTTTACCTGCATCTACTGCCGCTTTTCCTGTGTCAAAAATTGCGGTTTTTGTTTCTGTGATCCCTACTATTAAATCAGTTATTTTCTTTTTATCGTTGCCTCCAAAAAAAGACTTTTCCCAAACTAATTGTGCAGATTGTAAGGCTAATTTAATATTAAAAAAAGAAAGTTTTAGAGGTGTTAATCCGATTGTAACTAAGCCTTTTAAAACCTTTCCAAGTGCATCAAAATTCTCCGAAGATTTAGATACATTATCGTACACATCAAATAAAGCTGTTGCCACTTGACTAAAAACAATTCCGATAGTTTCCATTACTGTACTAAATGCATCGACAAACCTCTGATTTTTTGTAAATGCTGCGCCTAAACCAACAACTAAAGAAACTATTAAACCAATTCCAGCGGCTTTCATTGAAGTGCCTAACATTTTAAAACCCTTAGACAACAAACCGACGCCTTTTTTTCCTTTTTTACCAGCTTTTTCTGTGGTTGTTCCTGTTTTTCCTAATTCCTCATTAAGTCCTTTTAATTGTTTCTTTAGAAAAACTACTTTATCTGGGTCTGTTGTTTTCTTTAATTCTTCTTCAACTTCTACGGATTTCTTTTTTAATTGTTCGAACGTATTTGTTAAGCTTTTTACATTCTTTTCCGCTTTTTCAGCATCTAAATCTATTTTAAGTACTACCTCTTCCATGATCTTATAATCTTGTTTTTAATATCTGCAAAATCTGTAACTAATTCGTATTTTCCCTTAGCAATATCAATACTTTTTGACACGCCTTTTAAATCGTTGTTGATTAAATAGTCTAGTATATCTTTCATTTAATACCCTTTATGTACTCGCATTGGAATGATCTCCACATCATACAAACTTATATTTCCAGAGATTGCGTTTAAATATAAAGTACCACCATTAGTGATAAACGTTGAGCCTGTAAAGTAGTTCATTACAATAGCGAATGTGCTTTCTGTGTTCGCTGTTTTATGTAAATTTATGTGTGCTTCTCTTATTACATTTAAAGACCCACCTATATCTATCTGTATACCCATAATTCCACTAATAACGCTACTTTTTGCCTTGAATCTAATCTCAGTAGAAAAATAATCCTTTGCATTTACTGCTAACAACTTACCCGACGAATCTAACATACCAGAAGTAAAATCTGTAGGGATGTTTACGTCGATTATTACGTTTCTATTGTTTGTAATTGCTGCCCTACTCCCTTGTACGACTGCTAAAGGAGATAATGAGGTCAATGCGTTGTCTTTGTATTGTGCGCCTCCTGTTACCTTGTTCGTAAAACCGTAAATATCTGTAAAGTTTTCGTTCGCTTTTATAAATGCCGCTCTTATAATATCCCCATTGCCTGCTCCTGCTGATGTTCCTACGTCTATAATTTGTTGTGCCATATTTTTATACTGGTGTTTCTGAGTACCCTTTATTTACTGTTGTTAAATCGTTTAATAGTCCTGAACTTGCATAAACTTCCGTTAAATCCGCTGTCAAATATTCTAATGGTGAAAGACTTGGATTAACTGAATTTATTAAATTTAAACTTATTTCTCTTTTTATTATATTAGTTTCGTAACTGTCAATTCTGTAAGTTTTACCTTTAATTATTAAAATGTCGTTTAATTCTAAATTCTTTATTAAATCTATTGATGCATTTTTTATCTTAAAATTATAACTCCTTTTCTTTATATTAAAATTTTCATCAATATAATTCTTGTGATAATTAGTGTATAATGTATTTGTTATTTCTGCCCCTGTATATTCATCAAATTCTTTACCAAACACCGTGCTAAATTGTGGAGCGGCATAACCTAAAGTATGGCTTGGCATATTTAATAAATTAATGTAAGCTACTTGCGTGCTGCTCTTTATTACCTTTATTCTAGAACTTAAATACACTTGATTTATGTAGTGTAAATGTGGTTTTATCGTTACAGGTTCTAGCGCACTATTAGCCATTAATCCGTAAATTATGTTAACGTTTACTTCTCCACTAACATCGCTCAACTTTTCGTAGACCATATTTTCGAAAGGCACTTCAAATACTTTCTTTTCTCCTTCAATCAATTTACCATTATTGTCTCTTATAGATAACTCTAAGTTGCCATAATCTAAACCTGTATTAGACTTAAATTGCTGCCCTAATATGGTTTGACTTTCTTGAAACTTATAATCTATTTCGTTTAAAAGTTTTCCAGAACTTACGGGTGTTTTTGAGAAGTCAATGTATTTTGTTATTTCCCTTGTCTTACCACTCTTATAATAGTTTTCTATCGAATCTACAAATAAATTATTTTCATCTATAGGAATTACAATTAATTTAAAAGTTTGAAACAATCCCTTTAAATAGTCAATTATTTTAATATCAGGTAACTTTTCAGATACGATAAAATCTCCTGATATTTCACTTTCAGCAACAACACTAGTCGTCCTGTTTAAGAAACTTCCGTTCTCCCTTACAATCCTTACACTATAAGATATTATAGACCTCGACCTAACATAAAAAGTTAAATTAGTAAAAGAATTATAAGACGAACTGCTATAATATATTCCCTCCCTACTTGGGTTTACCAACTCAGATATAATGGTACTTCCTGACTTTACAATTATATCAAAATCAGAAATACCAGCTTTTAAATCAAAATCTAAGAAAATTATTTGATTCTGTAGTACAACATTATTTAAAATAGTATTTCCGCTTCTTGTAGGGTCATTAGATGACGTTATAACCATCTGCTCAAAGAATTCTGCAAAAGGCTTACCACCATTTAATAAGAGATACAATCTTGAAAAGGCTTGTTTTCCGAAAAAATCCCTGCTAAACGTTAAATTGTAAGCACTTTCAATCGCTTCGATAATCCTAATATTTAATATCGAGTTATTAACATCATAAAAATCTAATCCGCTATTTGTACTGCTATTGTTTTCCGCTAAATTCTTTATTGAATCAGTATTATTTGTATTTTGATTACTGTCGTAAATGTACCTTTTTGTTGTTAGAATTGTAGCCGCTATGTCTTTAACAGGGAAATTATTATTTAATTTTGATATTACATTGTTTGCTGTAAAATTATAGTTAAGACTAGAAAAATCTAATTTATAATTTCCGTCCGCATCCTTTGCGTTTAGTTTGTCGTCTTTTAAAAGTTCTTTTAATTTTGTAAGAAGTCCGTAAAATTCTAAGCTGTAACTATCGGCTTTTTGATTTTTTACTATAACTTTCTTTAGTCTAAAGTTTACCGTTTTATGATGCAAACCTCCCAAATATATCGCACCTAAAACTAACTGTCTCGCATCAAATGGATTGTTTACAGATGCATTGTAATAATGTTTAAATGTAGCGTTATTATTGTCTGTCGCTGGGACGCTAAAATCGTTTGAAGTATCTGTAAAAACTTTTGTAATATCTTCAATCTTAGAAACAGCACTTTTGATAACTATGCTGTCATCTTTAAATAAATCTAGTTTATTGGTGCCAATATAAATTTCTGTTACCATTTACCTATACGTTCTTTTGCTATATTAAAATAGTTTTCGTCTTGCTCTATTCCTATAAAGTTTCTGTTTAAATTCTTTGACGCCACTCCTGTACTTCCAGAACCCATCGTAAAATCTAAAACGGTTTCGTTTTCTTTGGTGTATGTATTTATTAGATATTCCATTAATGCAATAGGTTTTTGAGTTGGATGTACTTTCTTCTTATTACTACCTTTACTTATGGAAATAATATTTGCAGGATATTTTTTATCCTCAGGTATAGTTCTTGTATTTGCATTGGTGGAAAAAGATTTAATATTAGATATATGTTTACTATTGTTTTTATAATCTTTTTTAATATATCTAATATATTTTTTTTCTTTATCTTCTAATTGTGGATTATAAATACATTGCTTACCGTAGAACAAACAAATATCCTCTGTTCTTCTCATTGGTTGCTTTCTTGCAAACTGACCGCCAGTAGCGCTTTTTTTATCCCAAACCCAGTTATATTTATAATTCTTAATATTACTCATAATTAATGCACTTGTAAAAGGTTGAGCAGAAAATAATACTATTGCACCGTTTGGTTTTATAATCCTGTTTAATTGTTCCCACATCAATTCAAAATCAATAACACTATCCCATTTACAAGCAGTTGTTCCATATGGAGGGTCTGTAATTATTGCATCAATAGAACCCGACTCTATACCCTTCATAATTTCCAAACAATCTCCTTTTCTTAAATCTATCATTTACTGATTATTTATTTCATTGTACGCAAAAGTAAAATCTATTTCGTAATCTAAAAGCCTGTCTTTTTGTCTGCTCTTATATTCGATGGAAGAACTCGCAACGTTTACAGGATTGAACACAATACCCTCTAAAATCCAAACCTTTTCTGATAAAATTAATTGTTTAATTATCTCGTTGTTTGTCTCTGAAATAAATCCTGTTTTCGCCTTAAATGAAGTAACACCGTTTTTATTGTAGACGCTGTTTTGATGTACACCATCTGCCGCTTGTCCGTTTGAACTCTCAAAAGTTTCTGAGTTTACTTTTAAAGATGTTATTTTCTCCTTAAAGAAAGTGATGCTTTGCAATACCCCAAACTTATTTTTAAAATAACAATCAAATGGTGTGTACCTTAACTCTTCTTTAATGTTTAAAGTATGGATTAAAACACCTGCTCTCTTAACTTCGATATAAGTATCTGTTAACGCTTCCGATACTACGACCACCGCCTTTTGGATTAATTGGTACGACTGATTTGTCGCTGCTGCTGTTATCGTATAATTGATATTATTTGATGGATAAGAAATAACAGTAGTCGTAACTGTTGCGGACTCGCTAATTAAAAATGGTAGTGTAAAAGTAGAGTTTTTAGACACGTTTACAATAGAACCATTCGCGAGAACATTATTTGATGGTACCGTAGGATTCTTGCCCTCAATTCCGTAACCATAACCCGCAGATGCTAAACTTGTAGAAACAAATTCAGGAGGTTGCGCAACCGTTCCAAGATAATAAATAACCTCAGTTTTTACCCATAAAGCAGATACGCCAAACAATACAGTTGTACTTGTAGCCGTATTTAATGACAAAGTTAACACGTCATTTACATAAGGTGAGATATTTATATCAATCGAACCAGTAAGCCCCAAAGGGTTTAAATTCTCCTCTTCATAAGTCGCCGTTGATGGTGGTGCAGACTTTGAGCCACTCCATACGTAAATTTTTAAAACGTATTTACTTGGCGTTGTTGCGCTACTTGGAGACAACCAAGGTACGGTAATATAATGAGGTGACTTTGTTAAAATCATGCTAAAACATTTTTAAATAAATTTTCTACTTTCAAACCGTACGCTTTCACTATTTCATTTGGCAACTTTTTAAACGCAGCATTAAAAGGCTTTTCAAAAAACTTTGTTGCTGGTGTTCCTTTTTGGTAAAT